AGCCGGATGTTCTGCCATTCCGTCCCGTGCATCGCGATCAGGTTCGGCACGGCCCGACCCGTGATCCGGCAGAGCGTCATCGCCTTGAAGATCGCGTTGGCGGCCGGGTCAGCGCCGCGGGCCTGCGTCTGGATGCCCGAGACGGTGAACACGCCCTGCAGGTTCGGAGGCGTGCCGTCGCCGACCATGATCTGCTGGTCGATGCGCGCCAAGACGCCGAAGCGGAGCCGATTGTCCAGCAGCGCCCGCATCCCGCCGACGTCGTCCAGCTGCTCATCGGTGACGGGGATCTGCGCACCGACCTTCCGCACGACGCTGTTCCGACGGGTGTACACGAACGCGTCTTCGGCGTAGGTGCCGGCTTCGGCGATCTCCGCCTCGTTCTGCGTCCGCGTGGTCTCTTCCATGAACGGGATCTCGAAGAGATCGGTCGGCTCGCTGGGGATGAAGTCGAGGATCTGGACGGGGCGGGTGGCCTTCTCCACGACCCGTGTGCCGTTGTCCGTCCGCGGCTGGAGGCCGGCGGAGGTCTGCATGAGCGTCTTGATACTCATGTCGGCTTCCGTGAAGGCCCACTTGCCCTTCTCCCACTCACGGCACTGCGCGGCGAAGTCCTTGGAGTCCATGACGAGCTCGCCGAAGGTCCGCGGCTGCTCGGTCAGGGGGGAGCCCGGGATGGTCTGGCGGATCGGCTTCTTGATTTCTTCGCCGATCTTCGAGACCCCGCGCTTCATCTCACCGAGGTGGAGTTCGTCCACATCGTGGTTGAGGACGGTGATCTCGGCGTACATCGACGCGATCTTGTCTTTCGCGTCGCTCGCATCGGTCGCGCCGAGCTTGGCCAGCACGTCCGCTTTCGACAGGTCGGTCCCGCCAGACTCGGTGTTGCTGGCGTCCATGACCTCCTGGAACTTCTTCGCCTTGGCCGCGAGCTCCTGGCGCTTCTCGACGAGCAGATTCGATTCGGACATGGCCGTCTCCGTGTGGGCTGGCGGCCATGCCCTGAAATGCAAACGGCCGACCAGCGCGGGATCGCGCATGACCGGCCGTCGTGAGGGCCCTGTCGACTGTCGAACTTCTGTGCCTACATAGTACCGACCGGCGTCGGTTCCGTCAACGGATGGAAGACGTTGACGAAGCCGCAGGACCGACAACGGTGCCGTTCTTCACGCGGATGGGCGCGGGGAATCTGTTCCGCTGAGGACGCGCGACACGTGCCGACGAGCTCCACGGGCACGTCCAGATTCGTTAAAAAGTGCCGACAACGATCGCAGCGAAGCGGATAAGTCGCCATTTCCTACGACTTTTTCCCGAGAAGTGGTCGCGCGCGCGCGAACAGCTTCGCCCCCTCCGCATTGACTGCCGCCAGGGCGACCGCCTTGCGCTCCTCCTCCTGGACCCGCACGGCTTCCGCTGCAGCCACGGCCTCCGCGGCCGCCGCAGCTTCAGCCTCCTTCACGTCCACCGTCCCCGTGCCCACGCCAGCCCCGATGATGACCGGGCTCACCTCAAAGGCCGCGAGTTTTGTCAGGACCCTGCGCGCGCCCTTCGCCCGCCACTCGTCCCCCGGGTCTTCCGCCTTCAGGACGCGGAATCCGAAGGACCATTCCTGATCCGTGCCCAGGGCTTTGATGGTGTTGAAGGCTTCGAGTCCACGCTGCGTCCCCAGGAAATACTGACCGCGGAAGATCGCCTTGTCACCCTCGACAAAGAGGGCGCCCTTCCCGACGGGCATGTCGCCGAACACGGCGTCGTGTCCATAGCTCGAGAGCTTGACCTTCGCGCCGTTTTTCAAGGCCCCGTCGGCGATCACATCCGCGTCCTTGTCGACGACGTTCAGGGTGGCGATGATGGCCTCCACTCGACCCTCCGCTTCGCTCTTAATTTCGAGCGCGCCGAGCGTCTTGAGTTCGAGGGTCTCTTCAGGGTGTGGCATTTGGATCATCCTCCGGTGGTGGCTTCGGCGCAGGCGGCGGATCTGCGGTTGCTGGGTCCTTCGCCGCTGGCGCACTCAATTCGCGAACGTATTTGTCGACGGCCTTGTCGACGGGATACCCGAGTTCCCGCTGAGCCTGCGCGATCGTGATGATGTTCCCCGCCGTCAGCTTGGTGACCCGGTCGGTTTTCTCGGCCTTGGATTCATTGATGGCGTCCACCACCGACGTATCAAACCGCGTGCGGAAGAGCGCCGTGTTCCCTTGAAACTCGGGCAAGAGCGAGCGGTTCAACTCCTCCGCACAGATCGCCTGGTTCGGCTCGATGCCCTGCTCCCACGAGAGCTTGACGACTTCCTTCATCGTGGCACCGACCTTCGTTTGCTGCAGCCCCGTCCCAAACCCCACGACGGCCGGCTGAATCGAGAGGGCCGCGCAGACCCGCTCCTCCGAGATGTCGCGCAACGGCCCGACATCAAAGCCCTGGAGATTGTACTGCATCAGCTGCGCTTCCATCGCCCCCGTGAAGACCATCGCCTGGGCCCGCTTGTCCCCCGTGAAGGCTTTGCCGACGTAATCCTTGAGCTTGTCGGCTTGGTCCTTCGGGATCATCCCTGTGCCCTTCGGCGAGAACACGACGCCGATGATGCCCAAGTTCTTCAAGATCGACGCCGTGAAGTTTGAAGCCTGATCGTCGATATAGACATCCCGCATCACCGAAGCGAGAGGCGAGAATCCCCGCCGGGTATTCGCCGGGTCCATGCCGAAGCGGAAGTGCACCACATCCCGCGGGGCCACGGTGATCATGCGACCCGCCACCGTGTATTCGTAGTGCGTCACGAACACGCCCGGACTCTGGAGATCGTCCCAGCGCGGCACCATGAGCGCGCGGGGAACCCACCAGAGCTCGACCAGCTCGTCGGCGCCATTCCGCACCTTGAGCCAGAACGCCTCACCGAAACAGAAGTCCATGACCGTCGCCATCCACAACACGCGGCCGCCGTAGAAAGGGTTCGGCTGGCTGAGGAGCCTGGCGAGCGGATGCCGGAGCGCGACCTTCCACTGCTCATCCTCCATCTTTTCGACGACGACCGGTGCCTCGGGGAAGGCTTTCATCACCCAGCACAACGCCGAGGTGACGACGGACGACTTAAGCCCGTCGCCGCTCTGGCGTGCCGCTTCCCACGTCGGCACGCTACTCGCTGGCGTGAAGTCCCACGTCACGCCCTTGATCGTGGCGCGCGCCCGCCGAGCCACCGCCCGTTTCACGCGGTGACTTTCTCAGGCGTCAGGGCATCCACCGCATCCTGAATGCGCTCACGGTACATCGTGATCCACTGCCCATGTTCCATCTGCTTGCCGCACTGATAGACGGCGATGATGGCGCGCTTGGCGGCGGGCCGCTGCTTGGGCGTCAACGCCCGGAGTGTCGCGAGGAGAAAGGTTTCGACATCGCGCGACACCCGAATGGGCCGCTCCTCCATCGGGAGTTCTATAGTCTCGTCAAGTTGCAGCTTCGGCATCGTCACACTCCGGGAAGCTCGAACGCCGAGAAGTCCCATGCGCCCGAGGTCTGCCGCACCGCCGTGTCGTAGGCGATGATCGCCGCAATGGCGCCGTCAATGTGCCGGGGCGAGTCCGGCGACTCCTTGGTCGGCACGAGGCCCCAGCGCGTACCCTTCGAGACGCAGTGCCCCACGTGCGCCGCGAGGACCGGATCGCCGTCCTGGGTGAGCCGCTTGTCCTTGATGGCCCCGTAGACCTGAGCCGCCGCCGGCGCGATTCGCGACTGTGACCGCGTCGGCCACTCGACCACCTCGATGCCCTTGCCCTGCAGCGCCTCCAGGTCCATCGCCCAGATCCGGCCGAAGGTGTCGTCGGCCGCGAGCATCCTGACTTCGTACTTCGCAAGCGCCGCATCGATCGCCCCGAGTACCTCCTCGCGTGGCACCGTCCGCTCCTTCACGCCCTCCGGCCGCTCCCAGATTCCGAGCGTCACCAGCCGCGGCTCCTCGAGCGTACAGCCCACGAGCGCCGTCGAGTCTCGGTTGTAGGAGCCGTCGAATCCGAGCACCATCGCCGTACCATCGGGCACGACCTCGGCGCGCTTCGCCGCCTCCCACAGATCCGTCGGCAGCCACTGCGTCGGCGCGGCCGTGAACTGGTTCAAGAAGTACCGGCGGAACTCGTGCGTCGCGATCTTCGGGTATTGCGCGATGACGTTCTCGATCGGCAGGAAGCTGCCCACCGCGGGGTTCGCCTCGCGGATTGCTGCCTCGAGTTCCTTCGGCTGCTCGAGATCCCACTCGGCCCCTGCCTCCCACCAGATCACGAGCGAGCGCGGCGACACCTCCAGTCCCTCGCGAAGCGACTTGCCCTGGGCATCCGCCGCCCGTTGCGCCTCGGCGTACCGCTTCCCGAGCAGCGAGCTCATGTCCCACCCCGCCGTCGTGATGGCGAGCTGCCACGCCCCGCGCCGCTTCGCCCGGTTGTTTGACAGGATGAGATGGACCCGCTCTTTCGTGCCCACCCACTCGTGCAGTTCGTCGGCCACGAAGAACGAGTGAAACCCGCCATCATTCGCCCCCGCGACGGCCGGCACCTTATACATGCGACCGGGGCTCCCATCGTTGAACAGGATCTCCGTATCGAAGATCTCACACAGCCCCGCCAGAGCCCCGTGCCGAATCATCATCCGCGCCGCCCCGAACACGCGATCGGCCTGTTCGTAGGACACCGCCGCCACCGGGATATCGGGCGACAACCGGGCCGTGCCCCGCGGCGTGCCGTCCTTGTTCCAGCCATCGAACACCACGGGCCCGGCGAACTCCGCGCAGGCCACGGCCGCCGCGAGCGGCGTCTTCCCCTGGCCCTTCGGCAAGCCCACGAGCGCCTCGTCGTAGCGCCGCGTGCCATCGGGGAGCAAGGCATACAACTGCTCCAGCATCGCCCACTGCCACGGATGCTCGAGCAGGAACGGCTTCCCGAAATAGTCCCCCTCGCCGTGGACGAGATGGTTCTCTATCCACCAGCCCACCAGCCCCCCGAGGCTGAGGCGCTTACGAACGCGCGGCCTTGCGCGCCGGCGCTTTGCGACTGCCGTAGGCACGTGCGTTGGCTTCCCGGTTCAGGTCATCCAGCGTCTTCTTGAGGCCCCCGATCTGCAACCCCAGCCCCGCAGCACTCCGCGGCGTGAGGCCGAACTGCTGCTCGAGCTGCAGGATCTTGTCGTCGATCGTCGCCATGTGGCGCAGGGCGGGGTTCAGGATCTGCTGCTCCTGCGACCCCTCCACCAGCACCTGCGGCACGCCATCCTCGCCCTCCACCGCCGCCTCGAGCCGCAGCCGCAGATCGTACAGCTTGAACAGCCGGCTGAACGCCCGATGGTCCCGGTCCCAGTTGACGAGCTGCGAGAACTCCGTCCGCCAGAATGCTTTCCAGTCGGCTAGTACCGCCGGCAAGAGATCGGGCGGGGCTTCGTGCCCCGTCGGCAACGCGTTGACATCCGGCATGAGCGCGAGCCCGACGTGTTTGCGATGCCCCTGCGCGCGCCCCACAGGCTTCTTCGCGCTCATACGAAAAACTCGCCGCGCGACAAAGCGTCTCCCGCACTGGGCGCGATCAAAGACGACTTGCGTGCGGTCTTGCGAGGGGGGGCCTGAAAGAAATCGCTCGGTGTCACAGTGACACGGGCCTTAGTCTCGGCGTGCGTCTTGATCCCATGACAGTGGCGGCACTGCGCCTCGAAGTTGCGCCGATCGAGCCGTGCGCCCCCGTCCCTGAGCGCCTGCTTGTGATCCACGAGCACCGCCTTGCGCCTGCGTCCTCGCTGCTGGCACCGCTCGCAGTAGGGGTGCGCCTTGAGGTACTCAGCAGCCGCAGCCTGCCACTCATGGTCGTAGCCACGCTCCGCCGCTGTACCACGCTGCTGCGCATCACGCCTCGCTGCCTCAGTGGTGTGACGAGCGCAGTGCTTCCCGCCCTTGCCCACCAACTCAGGGCAGCGAGGTGCTAGGCAGTGATGCCTCACCTGGGCCCCGCCTCCCACACGGCGGAATCTAACTGCTTGAGTGCTATCATGGCTTCGGCCACATAGAGGACGATGGGCTTGCCGTTTGGGTCCACCATCAACTCGCCTTGCGGGGAGATGATGGCAGTCTCCGCTACGTACCCACGCAGCGCCATAATTACGGCTGACTGTGAGCTCACCTAGGGCCTCCGTACTGCAGCCACCAGGCGTGGCACTGAGGTGAGGACGTTCGTGCCATCCCCGAAGACCTCATAGATCACTACGTTCGTGAAGCTGGCCGCGAGCTGTGCCCTGAGATCATCCCCTTGCAGGACACCGAAGTAGATGCCCGTCGTCCCCCGCTCACTGAGCGACACACTCAGCGAGGCGTGGATGGTCGCCCCAGCATCGGTCGCACTCAGTCTACCCGTGAGCCCCGCCAGCCCAGTCGCTGGCTCGATCGCCCCCGTGCTCGCGTTCTTCCGCGTGGCGGCGTACTCGAGCTCCCAGTCGTTGTCTAGGCTCACGGTTTTCAACTTACGCCACCTTCTTAAGGTGTCTCATGTGTTCATACATCTGCTGCCGCCATTCGCGCATCTCCGCCGTCACGTTCCTGCCACGTCACCCTCGACACGCGGGTGCGACTGATCAACCGTCTGCTGGGCCGCAGATGAATCCTCGGCGATGGCGTACCGTACTCCCCCCTGCTCGATCACGACGTAGCGCACTCCTGAAGCATCGACCGCGCCGTAGCGGAACCCACTGCGGTCCTCGAGTTGTAAGGGAAGTGCCACGGCCACGACGGGCACTGGCCCACCGTGTACGAACAGCAACACCGGCTCCCGCATAACACGGATGCGGCTGCCGACCTGGCTGATGACGTGCACCCGCACTGGCAAGCGATCGGGCACCAGCGACGTCCGACTCGGCCGGACGTACAGGACACTGCTCTGACGCTCCCGCAGCGCGCGCTGCTCCGCCACGGTGAGGACATGCGGCCATGGGGCTGGCGTCGCCACCACAACAGGCGCCGCAGGCGCGTGCAGCTGGATGATGTGCGAGACGCCACGGCGCTGGTCGGTAAGCACCACCGTGGCCCGCGGGGCGCGGGGCTCCGCTGCGACGACGGGGGCAGCGGGATTGTGCAGCTGGAGAACATGCCCTGCACTACGCCGTGGCTCGGTGAGCACCACAATGAGCCGTGGAGCCCGCGCTTCGGACTCCACCGCTGGCGCCGCAGAGTTCCGCAGTTGGAGGACATCAACACGCCGAGGGCTGGGCGCCCGCACACCGATGACGTGGATCTGCGAGGCGAGCCGATCAGGGACGAACGAAGCTCGGCTGGGACGAACGTAGGAGATGTGCGTCGGGGCTGGCCGACGCGCCTCCGCCAGCACGACATGGATCGGCGTGAACGCTGCTGCCGCCGCGACCACCGCGACGAGCGGCGCGCGCAGGAAGATCGGCGCATGGGGTTGCCCGCGTCCGAACCTAGCCACAGACTAGCCTTGGCATGATGGCACGCGATACGTCACGGTCAATCTCCTGCTCCCGTTGCAAGACTCCATGCCGGCTGAAGGCCACGAGGACGGACCCCGGCACGAGCGTCCGGCCAGCCTTTTGCTCAACTTCGCGAATGCGCGCCTTCGCCCGGACACTCAGGGCTTTTGTGTCCCGTCGCCGCGTCCAGCGCAAGGGGAACACAACGCAAATGTCGCGTTCCTGCCACTGGCACACCGCGACGGCGCGGTCAGGCTCCTCCCAACTCACCCACGTCGCGGCCACATCTCCACGCACCTGCTACTCCTCGATCTCGAAATATCCGCGGCAATTCACGTTCGCGGGCGCTGTGCACCGCAGGCATTGGGCTTTGTTCGTCCCGCCCGATAGATCGGCTTGCGCTTCGCGTCCGAGCGGGGACTGAATCACAAGCAGCCCCCCATTGGGGGTGACAAGCCAATGCTTGAATGGTGTGATGGCCGTCGGCTCGACCGAATAATCCACGGCCGCCGTCGAAACGGCCGTTTGCGCGCGACCGCGGATCTGCGTTGGCGTCGGAGAGGTGCCTGGTGTTCCCGCCCCCGCTTGGGTGCTGTAGCCGACTTCGACCAGCACGGGGACGGCAGAGGCGGTGACGCCATCGAAGCCGACGCTCATCTCCGTAACAAGCGGCGCAATCGTCGCGCCAGAGATCGAGTTGACGATCGTTTTCGCTGTGGCCGCCACCAACGCCGTGGCGCCCGTGCCGGTTTTGACGGCGAAGCCTGCGGACATGTTAGGACTCCAGTCTCAAAAGGATGATTCCCACCAACAGCCACATCGCACCGCGTACTATCGCCTGCAACCGCACCACCGGGCTCGGTGCCTTAAGCGCCGGTGCGCCGCCTTGGACTGCCAAGAGGAGCGACATCAGTAGATAATCGACGCTTGCACGTTGCCTACCAAGGCCCCGCTTGCAACCACCTGTAATCCTTCCGCTGGTTCCAGCGGCTGGACGCCGAGCGGAATGACCACCGTGTCGCCCGCCAAGACCCGGACGATCTGCCCTTGCCTTGTGCTACTCGCGGCGGCGTCACGATACTGGATCTGGACCGCCGCGGCGACGGTGGCCGAGACGACAATCGTCGCCATCGTATTGTTGCCCGTCAGGAGCTTGCCCGTCGCAGCGAGCAACGTCCCATCCGCGGGGTCCGTCTTTTCCCCCTCGGAGTACCACATCTACCGTGCGTCCTCAACACGAGCAGTCCATAGGTCCAGGAAGGCCGTAGCCTCCACCTCGGTCGAAAACGTGGCGGCGTGCCCATCAACAATCACCAGAAAGCCGCCACCACCATCCGACGTTGCCCTGACCTCACCGACATTCAGTGCATTGAGACGCAAAGCCATTCCGTCAGTGGGATAGTCAAACATCCGCTGGTGCGCCATTGAGTCACTCCTTGGTTATTTCTCGAACCAGTGCATTGTGTAGTTGAACATCCAAGTCTGCGTGGCTGGCATCACGACCTGCGTCCGCAAACAGAGACCATCTCCTGCGTTCAACTTGATCGGATAGTTCGGCTCGAAAATCCACTCCAGCCACATCGCGCCGCTGGTGATGAACATGGGCACCAAGGTCACCCCAACGACATTCCCAAAGACGACCGAGGTGACCGTGAGCGCGGCGTTCGAGTCGCGCACGTCCGTCATGTCGGTCGCCGACGCGGCTTCGTCATTCTCGTTCGGCGTCCGCGCTGTACCGCCCGTTGGGGTGGCGGTCGAGAAGCGTTGCAGGCCCAGCGTCCCTGATATGACCGCGGATGCGCCGACGGTCCCGACTCCAATGAGGGTGCGGAATTTCGTCACATACGCTTTGCGTGAGGAGCCCGCCGAGAACCGCGCGCTCATAAGCGTCGTGTTCGCTGCGAGCGTCGCTGCGACGACAGCAGACGTTTGCCCCGCGACGGTGTAGTACCCGCCTGCAGCCGGCAGTTGAGCGAGCCCATCGACAACCGAGATATTGCCGTTCGTGTCGATGCCGAGTTCTTGTGAGGCAACGGTTCCGGTTATCAGCTTGACCGACATAGAGGCTCCTTATTGCACCGAGTAACTGGCCCTGCCGGCCAGGTTGGGTGGCTGCTGGACCAGTAACAGATCGCCGCCTTCCCAGTTGTCCACGCGCGCGACAACCCCACTGATGTGCCCAAATATCCCGACGCGCCCTGAGCCAATGCGCGTCGCCTGCGCGGCGTCGTCCCACGCGATGATCTCCACCCCGTTGACATAGACGCGCAGGAAGAAGAACCGGTCGATGGTGAGGAGTACGACTTGCCCCCCCGCGGGGACGAGGCCCGTGTAGCCGCGGAGGATTGTCGGCGTCGCCGCGACGCGGCGTTCCAACTCAAAGCGGCCCGCGGCGTTGGAGTTCACTTTCACCGTGTAGGAGGTATCTGCCGCATCGGCCATCCGCACGGCCGGGCCGAGTCCTAGGTCGATCAGCGTCTCGATATCGCTCGTGAGTTCCACACAGGCGAACTGCGCGGCGCCAACACTGATGGTGTTGTTCCACTCCCCCGATGGGTCGCCCAGGGCGTTGGCCCGTGCGGTATTGGCGAGTGGGTTGCCCGTATTGCCGAGGTTCATGGCGAACGCCGTTTGTGCCGTCCACTGCGTCCCGAGGTCGGCGTTGTCGGCGCGGTTGAACATATCCGAGGCAATCAATTCCACACCCACGAGTAGTTCCACACGCCCCAGGTCGAGCCGAGCAGACACTCCGGCACGACATCGAACCCATCCGCTGCGACGATGCTGCCCGCCCGGATGCGGATGTTCTCGATGAAGTGTTCGTCCGCGGAATGATCGGCGGAGTTCTCACAGCGGAGCCAGGCTTCTACATCCGACCCGGCGACAATGCCCCCTTGACCTCCGACGTGGAGGGTGACGCCCGTCCCTCCAGTGCCGGGGAAGGCGCCGAAATCGACCGTGCCGTGACCTTGGGCCACTCGAATGAACCTCCCCGAAAAGAAAAGCACCCCGAGCCCGGACCTTCAGGCTCGGAGTGCTGGGATCCCAGGTGACTCCTCAACAGCAATCTACGTCATTCGCGCCCCCGGACAACTAGCCGCGCCGCGGCGTCCGCGTCTCCTCGGTGGTGTACCGGGGCACGCCCCCCTTGTGGCAATGCAGGACGATCTTGCCCGTGAACCCCGTGGCGAGCAGCTCCTCGATCTCGCGGAAGAGAGCTTGGCGGTGGCCGACCTCGTCCCGGGGGTCGACGCGCTCGGGCTCGGCAGGCTGGGCGGCCATCCTCACGCCCGCCCCACGTGCAAAATCCCGCGAGGCACCGTCTTCGACGGATCGCCGTACATGATGCGATGCTCGAACGCAGCCGCCTCGGCGCGCCAGTGAAGACGCAGTGCCCGGTAGTACAGTCGCCAGAACAGGCGATGCACGCCGTCGGGGCGATCGAGGAGCCGCACATCGCGCGCGGTCATCGGGTCGGCGCTCACGGCTCCTCTCCGGTGGCCCCAAGACCCACACACTTCGGGCAAATCGCGCGACCATGCGGCGCGCCCTTCAACGGTCGCCAACCGCGTTCTTCCAATGCCGCACCGAACTCGGCGCGCGTACCCGCGGTACAGACGAGAAACTGCGGGCACTTGGCGCATTGAATCCGCATCTCGGCGCGGAACTTGTGACGACGGCTCATGGCTCCTCTCCGGTGGCGACCCCCCCACCAACCCCACCCACCGCAGCGTCTGCGATGAACGTACCGAGGTTCGGTTGTACACCGTCCCCCGTGT